CAACAATTCCACAGTCAAGGCTTACGACAATTCCACAGTCAAGGCTTACAACAATTCCACAGTCGAGGCTTACGACAATTCCACAGTCAAGGCTTACAACAATTCCACAGTCAAGGCTTACAACAATTCCACAGTCAAGGCTTACAACAATTCCACAGTCGAGGCTTACAACAATTCCACAGTCGAGGCTTTCAACAATTCCACAGTCAAGGCTTACGACAATTCCACAGTCAAGGCTTACAACAATTCCACAGTCGAGGCTTGCGGCAATTCCACAGTCGTAATCGGCATTTTCAGCGTCAACCGAAAAGACAACATAAAACTCTCCAACGATGCCACACTGAAAGATTGCAACACAAAAACAATATATCAGTCAGGCGACTGGAAGTTTGAAAAGGTGTGAGCAGGTATGAATAACAACAAAAAAAGCCGCACCGCTGGCACGGTAACGGCTGAACGTGCCGCAAAAAAACGGCACACCCACAAATTGCATATCAATTATAACACACTGTTTGAGATTTTGCAAGTAGTCGGATTCATATTTTTCACAGTTTTGCTGATAGTGGTTATTGCAAAATATGCAACAGCCCCGAAACCGCAGTACGAAGCGTTTGAACACCGTGTTTCTTCCGGTGAGACGTTATGGAGCATTGCTGAGAGGTACAAGCCCGACAGTGTGACTATGCAGGACTACATGGGCTGGGTTTATGCGCACAACGACGGCGGTATTATCTATCCCGGCGACGTGGTAATTATGGCGGAGGTAACATTTTAAAATGCAATACATAATAAGAATATCGGCTGAAGGCATTGTAAGACCGATACCGTTTGAGGAAGGCGAAATCACGCTTTCGGAGCTTGAACAATACATCGGCGCTGCTGAACCGGTCATACTTCCATGCGGAATAACGGCACACGGGCTTATCGCTCTTGCGGCTGCCGGGGATAGTGTTGGCAAAGTCAACGTTGTAGCGTCGTTATTACGCTACAAGTTCGGAAAGGTTTACGGAAACGCCTGTCTGCTCTCATCAAGAGGAGACGGAATATACGGTTTTGACTTTGAGACAACGAGAATTTTAAGGAAGTACATAATCGAAACGGCTGTAAAAGCTTTAAAGGCAGGTGCAAAAGAATGACACACAGAAGAATATGCGCGTACTGCGGCGAGGAAATACAGCCGCTTGAGGGGGCGCTTTGGGTAACGGGCACGGACGATCTCATTCACGAAGGCTGTTGGACGTACTATGCGGAAGAAAACATAAGCAAGCTGACAACGGACGCGGAGCCATATTTCGGAGAAGAAGCCGAGGACGACATTCGCGAAAGAGAGCTTGACTTACTTAGTCGATCCGGATATTAACCGGAATTCGGGAAACACAAAACGGAGGTAAAGAAAAAATGGCGAACATCATAAAGGTACACGACTCTTTAATGAGCAACGAGTTATTAAAGAAAAGGTTTGAGGACGTTCTGGGCGAAAACGCCGGAAGCTACATGACATCTGTCTTAAACATTGTCAAGGCAAACGGAGCTTTACAGGAATGCGAGGCGGCAAGCGTCTGGAACGCGGCTCTATGTTCTGCGGCTATGCATTTACCGCTTGACGCAGGTCTCGGTTATGCTTACGTTGTTCCGTACAAGGACAACAAGAACAAGGTCACGCTTGCGCAGTTTCAGTTAGGTGCGAAAGGCTACAAGCAGCTTGCAATGAGAACCGGCGAATATGTTGCAATGAACAGCACGGACGTGCGCGAGGGCGAGATCAAAAAGAGAAACCGTCTGACGGGACAGATTGAATTTTCATGGATCGAGGACGACGCGGTACGCCAGTCAACGCCAACAATTGGTTACGTTCACTACTTTGAGCTTACCAACGGTTTCAGTTCCACGCTTTACATGAGCATGGAGGAGCTTATGGAACACGCGAGAAAGTACAGCAAGATGTATCAGAACGACCTGAAGTACGGCACTCACAAATCAAAGTGGAGCATTGAAGAAGAACGCGGGGCAATGTGCGAAAAGACAGTTGCGAAGCTCAATCTTTCAAAGAACGGCGTATTATCTATCGAAATGCAAAGGGCTGTACGCTGCGACAATGCGGTGATAAACGAGAACGGCGAGCCTGACTACATAGACGGCGTTGCCGAGGAACCTGCACAGCAGCTTGAGACAAAGACCAAAGCGCAGCAGGTAACCGAAGAATTTTCGGACGTATTTAACAAGGCTGAGGAAACAAACGGCGGCGAACAGGAAAAAGAAGCAAATTCCGAGACCCGGGAAACGGAGGCAAGTGCAGATGTTCAGACTGACGCGTGAAAACTATTACACGCCGGAGGCGGACTGGGAATACATGAGCTGTTCTCAGTATCAGAGTTTTCTTGAGTGCGAGGCTGCGACGGTTGCACGGCTTTCGGGAAGATACGTGAGCAATGAAAAGCCGGAGGCACTACTTGTCGGGAACTATGTTCACAGCTATCTTGAAAGTTCTGAGGCGCACCAAGAATTCATAAAAGAGAATTTCGGTGACATCTACAAGACCAAGGTTGACAAAAAGACGGGCGATGTCATTATAACCGGCAAATATGCGCCGTTTGAACGTGCGGACAAGATGATAGACACGCTGATAAGCGACGAGGTTATCAAGTCATTCATTGACATGAACGGCGAGAACGAGCGCATTATGACTGGTGAGATATTCGGCATGCCATGGAGAATACGCATTGACAAGTATATTCCGGAAAGAAATCTGATAATCGACTACAAGACCTGCGCAGACTTCCACAAGACCGACTACAACGAACAGACGCGGCAGAGAGAAAGTTTTGTCGAGGCTTACGGTTATCTTATGAGAGCGGCGGTATATTCGGAAATCGAAATGCAGAACACCGGCAAGGACATTCCGGCAAACTTTATGCTCATATGCGTATCAAAGCAGGACATACCGGACAAGGAATTATTATTACTCAACAATCCGGAGCGTTACGAGCTTGAGCTTGAGAACATAAAGCGCAATCTTATACGCATAAAGCGTGTAAAGGAAGGTTCGGTATATCCGAGGCGCTGCGGAAGATGCGAATACTGCCGGGCTACAAAGAAGTTACGCGGCGTAAAGCCCTACTACGTATTGACACCCGGTTTTGAAGGAGAACCTGAAGAGGATGAGTACAGAGCATGCAAGCCCGAAAATATGGAGATACAGCAAGTATCGGGGCAATGAGGTGTGCTGTCCCTTATGCTGCGAGCCTATTTGCTGGATAAAGGACAGGGAGCGCGATATGTGGGTTATGTGCGACGAAAAGCCATATCTGTATATCACAGACGACACCGGAGTAAAGGTCAGCATGTACACGCGCTTTCGCAAGCCTATTGACGGTATTTTGTACAACTCATGGGACAAGCGGTTTTCAGATCCTACGCGCGTAAAGCAGGGATTTGTTCCGCACATTTACGTATGCGAGGTATTAAACGGTGGAACTTAACGGGAAAATTACCGGCATGGACGAGCGTTACATATACATACGCGCACCTATTACCAACGTTTCGGAGCTTATTGACAAGCATATGAGCGGCTGCGGCATTATCTTAAACGACGGCAGAACAATAAGCCGCGAACAGCGCAAAAAGGCATATGCCCTGATGAACGACATAGCCCTTTACACGGGTTATTCACAGGACGAGGTAAAGGATCTTACAAAATACGGTTTTATCGCGTCTACCGGGCAGAAGATGTTTTCATTATCGGACGTTGACATGACTACGGCGCGTCTATACATTGACTGGCTTATTGAGTTTTGTTTACGCTTTGAAATTCCATGCCGCGACAGTTTATTAAATCTCTGCGAGGACATAAAGAGGTATCTTTACTTATGTCTGATACACAAAAAGTGCTGCATTTGCGGCAAACCCACGCAATTACACCATGTCACGACTGTCGGCATGGGCTACAACAGAAACGAGATAGTTCACGTCGGAATGCTTGCCGAGCCTTTATGCTGGCGTCATCACAGAGAGTGTCACGACATCGGGCAGAAGTCTTTTGACGAAAGGTATCACGTTTTCGGCGTGGCAATAGACGGGGTTACGGCAGACAAATACAAATTAAGAAAGAAGAAATAACCGTAAAGGAGAACAAGCATGACACAATGCGAAAAGATTTACAGGTACATGAAAGAATACGGTTCGATAACGTCTCTTGAAGCTATGCGCGAGTTCGGCTGCATGAGGCTTGCAAGCCGCATAACCGACTTAAAGGCAAAGGGACACAGCATTTCAAAAACCACGGTCAAATCAAAGAACAGATACGGCGACACCATACACTACGCGCGTTACGCGATAAAGGAGCAAGAGAAAAATGCCTGACTACAACAAGGTTATTCTTATCGGCAGGCTCACGGCAGATCCGGAGCTTAAAACAACACAAAGCGGCATTCCGGTAGTCGGATTTACGATTGCAATAAACCGCCGTGCCGCGCAAGGCAGCGAACCTGTTACCGACTTCATAAACTGTGTTACATGGAGGCAGAGTGCGGAAAATCTTGCGAGGTACGGTGCAAAAGGCAGCGCTATACTTATTGAGGGCGAATTACAGACACGTTCATACGTGGCTCAGGACGGTTCAAAACGCACTATATGCGAGGTCAGGGCTGATTTATGGAAGTTTGCCCAGAGCAAAAAAACAGAGTCCGGAAACGGCGGACAAGCACAAGTACAGGCAAGTACCGATACCGGCACAAGTACCGAGTCCGGCACAAGTGCTGCGGCGCAGTTTGAGGCGCTTTCGGACGACAGCGACTTACCGTTTTAAACAACATTATGGAAATTAATTTTACTATACCGTTCGCACCGATTACAAAGAAAAACAGTTCGCGCTTAGTCCGTGCGGGCGGACGGTCCTTTATTTTGCCGAGCAAGGCGTACAGCGATTACTATAGCAACTGCGCATTATGTTTTGCAAAGTCGAGGACGGTTATCGACTTCCCGGTCAACGTAAAATGCACCTACTATATGTCCACGAGGCGCAAGGTAGACTTAGTAAATCTTCTTGAAGCGACGTGTGATGTGTTGGTAGGATATGGTATCCTGAGCGACGACAACTCTCAGATTGTTGTTTCTCACGACGGCAGCAGAGTATTTTACGACAAACAAAGACCGCGCACCGAAATCGCTATAACCAAAATCTAAATTCTTTCTCCGACGGAGGTATCAAGCCCATGAAAAACGGCTGTGATTATTTCCCGTTTGAGGTGCGTTTAGACGATAGCATGAGGCTTATCGAAGCCCAATTCGGGCTTAAAGGATTTGCAATAATCGTCAAGCTGTGGCAAAAGATATACGGCGGCTATGGTTATTATTGTGAATTTACAAGCGACATCAGATTACTGTTCTCACGTGAGTGCCTGGTGAATTGTTCTCTTGTGTCAAACATAGTTGAATGTGCTATTCAGAGGGGCATTTTTGACAGGACGTTATACGAAAAGTATCAGATACTGACAAGCGCAGGTATTCAAAGGCGATACTTGAAAATGACGTCCAGACGCGAATGTGTCAAGTTAAAAAATGAGTACCTCTTAATAAACTGCGCCCAAAACGCGGAAAATGCAGACAAAAACGGCGAAAATGTATACAGAAACCAAGAAAATGTATACAGAAACTCACAAAGTAAAGTAAATAAAAGTAAAGTAAATATATCTAACGATATATTAGGCAGCGAGCACGAGAACGACAACCGGAACGTTCTCATATTTAACAAAAAGACAAGGTACGAGATTTCCGAAACTTCCATTGACGAATACGCGCGGCTTTATCCAGGCATTGACGTCAGTTTTCAGTTTAAGAAGATGAAGGAGTGGCTACGAAGCAACGTCACGCGCACAAAGCCGGAAAAATTTATAACGGACTGGTTATCGCGCGAAAAAGCGGCTATTCACGAAACGGTTAATGACGACGGCGGATTGGATTTTGACCTTGACGATATATTTGAAAAGCCGTGAGGTGTTTATGGACAGAACGGAATATTTAAAGAAAGTTGAAAAAGCGGCGTACTATTCGACGGTCGTACACGCAAGCTACGGTTCTTTTATAAACAAAGCGCCGGATTCGCTTGTCATGTACAGAGGTGCGGCGTATGTTCCGAAGGCGTATCAGATTGGCTATGATGAGTTCGGGCACGTGGTTCACACCGCCGTCTTACAAGACGTCAAGGCGAATTACAGCATTGTTAATGCTAAATTATGTGATGTGGAGGAATACAGGAATGGAAAAAGCAACGATATATGATTATGCGAGGTTCACGCGGGTACATTGTTACGCTGATGATGAGTGTGCGAGTTGTCCTTTGAAAAATCTTCATTGCGGAATAAAGTACACGGATTCGGAGAAACTTACAAAAATCAACGAGATAATTTTAAACTGGTGCAAAGAACACCCTGTGAAAACCAGACAGGACGAGTTTTTGAAGATGTTTCCGAATGCTGAAAAACTTTCCAATAATGTAGTTAATGTTAATCCGTGTCAAGTGGATAAAAAAATATTTGTGGGATTAACCACTATAGACTGCATAACAAGTAAGGGTTATAACTGCTGTGCGCAATGCAAAAATGAATATTGGCTTGCGGAGGTAGAGAAATGAAAGTATTAGTAGCTTGTGAGGAAAGTCAACGAGTATGCGCAGCGTTTCGTGAAAAAGGACACGAGGCATACAGCTGCGACATAATAGACCAGAGCGGAGGTCACCCCGAATGGCATATAATGCAAGATGTGTTGCCTTTACTTAACGGCAATTGTGAATTTGAAACCACTGACGGTGTAAAACACGAGATTGACGGTAAATGGGATTTGATTATAGCACATCCGCCGTGCACATATTTAGCTAACTGTGGAAACAGATATTTAAATATTAAAAGATATGGAAAGAAAGCCATTCTGAGAGCGGAAAACAGAGAAAAAGCGGCAAGTTTTTTATGAATTTTGTCCATGCCGATTGTGATAGAGTTTGCATCGAAAATCCTGTCGGATATATGAGCACATATTATCAAAAACCCACACAGATTATACAACCGTTTTACTTTGGAGACGCTGAAAGAAAAGCAACATGTTTATGGCTTAGAGGAATACACAAATTAGTACCTACAAATATTGTAGAGCCTCAATTAATTTATTACAAAACAAGACAAGGCACTGACCCATTATGGCATTATTCAACAATGAACTTGCCGGCAGAAGAAAGAGCAAAAGCACGCAGTAAAACATTCCCTGGTATTGCAAATGCTATGGCTGAACAATGGGGGTAAGGAGGTAGACGAGAATGAGTGAATTAGATATAAAACCGTGTCCGTTCTGTGGCGGTGAAGCTGTTATAAGAGTAAATGCGGGGAATGAATATATTTGCCCTATACACAAAAGAGGGTGCGTTATAAAACCCGACACTTGGCTTCAATCGAGTTTGCCGATTAAGAAGCAAATCAAGTCGTGGAACACCCGCGCACCAAAAGTTTAAGGCAATGGAAAAAGAATATCGCAGGAGGTCAAGCAAATGAATAACAGATACATATTCAGAGGAAAGCGGAAAGATAACGGCGAGTGGATTGAGGGAAATTTAGTATATTCCCAAACAACAACACGGGGCATTATAACTGAAATTTATACTTTGGAAATGACTTATGAAGTTATCCCCGAAACAGTCGAGCAATGCTCGGGAGTTCCCGACAAGAACGGCAACCCAGAAAATTACATGACGGAAATTTTACCGAGCATTTTGCAAAAAACAGTATTATCATATGACGAGTTTGCAACCTATGTTGGGAGCAGAGCCGACAAAAATAGTATTTACGGTTGGCACATCTCCGACCTCAAAATCTACGACAAGCCGAAGGAGTTGGGGAACTTTTGGAAAGCGGACAAGTGCCCCTATGCGACCGAAAGCGGCTGCACATACAAATACCATTGTTTCCGCGCAGGGCAAACGCAAAGATGTGGCGAAACGCTTACCCGTCCCCCACAGTCATGGTGCTATGTGGAGGAGCTATGATCAAACTGAAAAAGTATTGGGAAAGAAACGGAACTCGCCGACCGTTTCCGCCGATGTATAAAGCGCAAAGAATGTTCGGTGAAAAAGTTTGGTTTAAGTGTCCCGACTTCGTCGAGCCAAAACATTGTAAATGGTGCGGAATTCCTTTAAGCGGACGTAGAACAAGTTTTTGCTGTGATGAGCATAGTCAGGCGTTCGCTCAAATGACAGTATGGAATAGAGGGCGAGACCCGTATTCTTTGAGGATTCTATATCGTGATAACTTCACTTGTCAAAAGTGCGGAGAGTTTCATGCATACCAAAACGAATACGGCGTGACGATTCCAATAGACGATGGGCAACTGAATGTTCACCATATAAAATTTGTTTGTTATGGTGGCACCGATGAACCGGATAACCTTATGACACTGTGCGTCAGATGTCATAGAGAACTACATGGAGGATGTGTCAATGAAAAAGATGTGTAAGACTTGCGGTAAAATCACCGAACTATTATCTTGGGAAGACGAATGCTATAGCTGTAAACTTGCAAAACATGCCGAAGAGGTGAAACAAGCCGTTTTGAACGGCGAGGATACAGACTGCGAGCGAGAAATCTATTGTCCCTGGTGCGGCGTGACAATCGACGATCCCGAAATGCGAGAAGCATATGAGGACGGAACTCATGTGATAGAGTGTGACGAATGCGGAAAAGAATTTACACTTGAAACTTCTGTAAGCTACAGTTATAGCACGAGCAGAAAGCTTCCAAAATGGGTTATTGAGGATCGCAGACGTGCCGCAGAAATGAGAAAGGAAATGGAGAATGAAAAAGAAAAACAAAGTTGAAAACAAAGCCATTGATTGGTACATAAAGGGCGAGTACCATTGCGATAAATGTCCGTTTTGTTGGGGCGGCGGATATCTGCCTGGATGTGATGATTATGATGACGCCGGGTGCTACATATTTGGAGACCTTCGCGACACTTGCCGTCTGATACCGCCGATCCGATTTATCCTCGGTTGGGGCAAGAGAAAGAGAGCAGAGTATTTTCAAGCGCACGAATACGACGATTTTCCAGAATGGCAAGAAAAGCGTGACGCTCAAAAGAGGCAGTTTAATGCTTGTTTCAAAGTACACATTCTTAATCAATACGCAGTGTTCTACAAAGACCGTGACGGTAATACCTTTGGAGATTCTATTGACGCTGACCGTTTCTGCGAGTTTGATGAAGTAAATCGCTTCTGTTGGGATTGCAAAGATCTGTTTTCTCCGCCGTTTTATGTGCCGTTAAAGGAACGTTGGGTGCAGCTCATTAAGGACACATGGCAAAAATTCATTATGGTTTTTAAACCGTATTTTTGCAAGTGAAGAACCGAACTTCAGAACATCTATAAACATGGAGAGTGATTTTATATGAAAGTACGCATACCGGGACGGGACAAGCTGACGTCCAAGATGAAAAAAGCTGCGGTTGACGCGTCTATCGAAGAGTTACGCGGGCTTATGCCGAAAGTAGTACGCAACGTCGAGGCAATTATCCTCTGACAATTACACGAGCAATTCGGATTCGGCAAAAAGCGTTTATTACAGTTCTACAACGCGACGTCCGGCATGATTGACGGAATGCTTGACTACTACTGCTACGACACCGACGAGGCTGCGATATGGCTCTGCGAACGCAAGTTACGCGAACAAGTCGGCATTGACTTAGCAAACTTGAAAAGCCCGTTTTCTGCCAACATTAAAGTGAAATAGGGGGTGTATCAACACGCAGACCACATCAAACATCTGTGCGGAGTGCGACGAATCAGCGCTCAGGTGTCCTTGGAAAGGCAAATGCAGGCCGCGTTCCGACTGGAAAGCAACGCCTATCATACGGACTTACTACGGCAAGGTTTCCATAAGTTACGACATTACTTTTTGCCCGGGTTTTATTAAGCCTGCCAAGCGCAGAAAGCCGCGATTCCACATTTTCACCGACGACATTTAAGAGAGGAGTGCAGAATTTGAAATTCAAATACCGTTGCAGCTGCAAAGAAATACCCTACGCATGGCAAAATTACATATGGTGTTTAGGCAAGATATACCCGGACTTACCTGACGCTATGAAAAAGACCATTATTGAGGCGTGTTCGGAAGCCGGACGTGAATACTATTCCGCCGTTTTCCGCGAAGCTACGACGCACACAAGCCCTTACATCATTGCTAGGGACGAGTACATCAGCGACACGGCACTCAGGCGCATTACAAACAGGTATTACAGGGCTATGTACAGGCATTTACGCCGAACATACCGATAGTTTCTCTTATCATTACCATTACTTTAATTGCTTTTTAGGCGGAGTACCATTGTTTTTTATGGGTATTCCGTCTTTTTCTTTTTGTAAAGGAAATGTAAGAAAAATCAAATATTAACGAATGTTTTTATAAAAATGAACAAAAAGTTGGCGTTTACGAGCACCGCGGGCATGGTAAGATAAGGCAAAAACTACAAGGAGACACACAAAATGGCTAACTACAATCCCTACAAGGCTGCCGAGAGCATTGTCAAGAGCAAAGCTCAATACGACGAAGCCAAAGCCACGGGCAAAGATGTTTCACCCTACGAGAACCAAGCAAAGCAATACTACGAGGAACTCAGAAACAACGGCAGAAACGACATCGCAGACACTATGCAGAAAAGCGGTTTTTCGGCTGCTGCGGACTATTTAAAGACGCTCAAGAACGACTACGGTTTCAGCGCGGACAGGCAAGGCACACAGAACAAGTCTAACGACGCATACAAGACTATCCGAAGCAACAACGAGGACTTGAAGACAGCGTCCGACAAGGTATACGACAACAACATAAACGTAAATCCGTTACAGAAGGACTACGGTACGGCTATTATATCCGGTTTCGGCGGTGCTGCGAACGAGGCATACGGAAAAGCTTTAAGATCCGGGGTATCCGACAACAGCGGAAATGCGGACAGTTTTGCCGCCGCGAACGCGAACAGGCAGAAAACCGCCATGGTAAGCCAAGGCTACGACACGGCTTTGAAATACTACGACGCTATTGCAAATCAGGCAAACAACTGGTATGCGAACCGTGCAAACGCACTTTCGGGCGCTGCAAGTCAGCTTCAGAACAATGTTGACGCGGACAGGAACTACATATATCAGGACGACAAGCGAAAGGACGACACTGCGCTCAACAAGTATCTCGGAGAGCTTGGCTATCTCGGTCAGCTTGACACAAACGACGCCAACAAGTATGTTTCGGACAACGACTACGCCGGAAAGGTTGAGGCGGCTCAGATTGCCGGTGACGCGGACAAGTATGTTGCGGATCAGAAGCTGACGGGTGATGTTTACACGTCGGACAACAATTTGCGAGGCACGATGTACAAATCCGACAACGATCTCACAGGAACGAAATACGCCGCAAACGCAAGCATTACGAGACAACAGGTAGCAAATCAGGGCGCCAAGGACGTTGCGAAAATCAACGGGCAGTACGGTGTGGAAAAAGCGAAATATTCCGGTTCAAAGAAGTCCGGAACGAGTTCGGGGACGGGGTCTTCGTCCGACGGTCTTATCGACACAAAAGTACCTATATCCGGAATGACCGCAGAAAACTATTTCAAAGGACTTGTTGCGGCAAACACAGACCCGACAGTAAAAGTGCTTGATACGGACGGACTTAAAGAGACGGTTCAGGAGTTTACAAGAAACCCGAATTACACTTACGAACAGCGGCAGGCGCTTGCAAACCTATATTTTCAGAAAACAGGTCTGAACGACATTTCGGTACCGTCGGACGGCTACAAACAGCTTACGCCCGCAACGCTTGACAACAAAACGAGCGTTCTTTACGACAAATACCGTCGCGGAGAATACGGAGGCACGGAGCGCATAAAGGAAGATATTTTATACAGGGTGCAGAGCAAAGACCTTACCGAACAACAGGCACGCTCTCTCGGCGCGCAATTCGGCATATACTTTGATTACGAATAATTCGGAGGTAAGCAATGGCAATTAACGTACAAAAGGAGCTTAAAAAGCTCAAAAAGAATTCAAACGGCAGCAATGTACAGCAATCAGGTCAGAACACGGGCAGAACCGACGCGGAAAAGCAGCGTGTATCTGCCAACAACGCCGTTTTACAGAAGAAAAACGCCGAAAAAGTCGAGGACAACGGCAGAACCACAGCCGAAAACCAGCGTGCGGCAGCCAACAATGTTTTACTTACGGGGCGCACTCCCGAAGAAAAAGAGCGCAAGGCGGAAAGTCTCGGTACTCCCGGTGCGCTCAGGCGTGCGGCTGACCTTGAAAAAAATATTCAGAACGCGCAAAAGGCAGGCGATTCCTTAAAAAAGCACGGAGAGGAAATCGAAAACGCGCGAAACGAAATTAACCGCAGGACGTACTACGGCACGGTATCACAGCAAGATATTGAAAACTTCAACGGGCGCGTAAAAAGGTTTGAGAAAAAATCCGACGATTTCAACCGCAATGTTCTTCCGAACACGGCGAAGTACATGAAAGAGTACGGGGAATACATGAGTTCGCCGGAATATCTCAAGTCATATTATCAGCAGAAGGACAAAGAGCTTGTAAAAGAAATCGACGTTGCCAAGGAAAATGTTGCAAAAAGAAAAGATGAGCTTGAAAAAGAAATTGCCGATGTAAATTTCAAAATATTGAATATAGAGCCGGAGAACAATACTTACCCAAAAGAATGGGGAGAACTTCAGCAGAAAAAAGGCGAACTTGAGCGAGAACGCGATAATTTAAAAAATATTGTTGAGGACAAGAAAAGCGAACGTTATTATGCCAGAGTTGAATACGCCGATCTCATTAAGCAAGCCGAGTATGCCGACAAAATCAAGAATTACAGCGTTTCGGGCACGGAAAAATTATTATCCGACATTGAAAAGCAAGAAATGCGCGGTGGAACAAAGGTAAAGGATATTCCCAATCCAAGAGGTGCTGCTTACGATTATACTCCGAAGTATTCTGATGTTGATCAAAACATCGGAATGGCAATAGACGAGCTGAGAACATACGGCACGCAGGTACAACAGGCTACTTTCCGTGCCATTTACGAGAACGAGGGCAGGGACGCTGCTTACAAGTACATAAAAGGCATTCAGCAACTGCTTGACGACAAGAGAGCCGACAGCAACTATGCCGCTATACGTGAGCTGCCTGATACGGCAAGAGTGCCGGTTGAAATGGTAGTACACACGGCGGCAGGTGTCAACGACGCGGCTACGGGCTTAAAAGGGGTTGTTCATGCCGTTACAGGCAACACGGATTACATTCCGGACAGCTCTTTACAGCGCACATCATCTTCTCTTACCGCCGACGAAAATGTCGGAACATGGGGACGCATCTGGCGCAGTTCATTCCGTTCTTTCGGAAACATGGCTCCGTCCATTATTATAGGCAACGCGGCAGGCGCTATTGCAGGCGGTTTGGGCGCTGCTGCCGGTACTGCTGCCAAAATCGGACAGGCTGCGCAGAGCGGTACATTCTTTATGACAACTGCCGGAGGAGCGTACAGGGACGCTATCAATTCAGGCAAGCCTTACGGCGAGGCTGTGACTTACGGCATTGTAAACGGTGCGAGCGAGGTTTACCTTGAAAACTTAATAGGCGGTATTGAGGGTTTCGGAAAGTCGGGTGTGCAAAGGCTTCTTACGGGCACTTCTGCCGGTAAAGCTATCAGTGCGAGAGTGGGAAACGTACTCTCGAAGGCTTCTCCGAATGTCAGAAAAGCTGCAAACATTCTCGGTTACTGGGTTGCGGACGCGTCTTCGGAGGCCGTTGAAGAAGGTTTACAGGAAATTCTCGATCCGTTTATGCAGACTATCATCTTTTCAGAGCATGACGACGCATGGGACGGCTTCAGTGCAGGTCAGGTATTTGAGGCTGCCGCTGCCGGTGCGCTTACTTCCTTTTTGATGGGCGCGCCGAGGAACTATTCCATGTCAAAGGCGACAAGTCAGGTTATCAAGGGCAACGCCGACGCCGACACCATAAGCGCCGTTGTAACAAATGAGGAGCTGAGAGGCAGTTTTGAAAACATTACGGGTATCAGGCTTGACGGCGACAACGAAGCAGCGTTCAAGCAGATAACGGCATTTCAGGCAGGCGTCAACGGAGCAGAGAACATAGACGGCAGAACCAAAAAGGGCACAAATGCAAACGTGAGCCGCGGCAAGAGCTTTCTTGAATCATTACCCGAAGATTTTAAGAACATGAGCGTTTTAGAGGCTGCGGCGGCTATATCGGACGGAATCGAGAATTACAAAGCCAAAGCGCTTGAAAAAGCAAAGGCAGAGGGCAAGAGTCTTACCGACATCATAAAAGAGGAAGGTACTCCGACGCCGGAAAAGCTTATAAAGGACGGAAAAACTGCGGAAGAATTGCACAACAACGAGGAAATCAAGCGTGCCGCGACCAACGTATCCGACATTCAGCTCACAAAAGCCGACCTCAAGACCGACAACGGCAAGAAAACTGACACGTTACAGAAGCTTTCAAAGGCTCTCGGCGTGCCGATAATGCTTTATCATTTCGAGGAATCGGGTTCGGACGGTTTTTACGACTCAAGCGAGCGTACAATTTATCTGAACGAGGGCGGCGTAAAGCCGGTACTTACGGCACTCAAGCACGAAATCATGCACGACATGAAGCTTGTTGACGAACAGAACTACGCAAAGCTCAAAACTTTTCTTACAGCCGCCTACAAAACGCTTTACGGCGAGGACGCATACAATTCATACATTGAGGGAAAGCGTTCGGAATATCTGAAAAACACGGGCAAAGAGTGCAGCGACGAAAAAGCGTCCGACGAGTTTTGCGCAGACACGTGCATGGACTTACTTACGAACGAAAAGTTTGCAAAAGAGTTTGTAAAGAGCAGATACAGCACGGCTCAGCGGCTCAAAAGGTGCATTGAAAAGATACTTAACAAAATCAAATCGGTATTCGGTGCGGAAGCAGACGAAACATCACTTGACGACGCTTTAATGCAGCTTGCTAAAATTAACGGAAACGTAGACTATGCCGAGCAATCGAGAGGTTATGCCGACGTAAGGAACGGCAGCACCGAAACTTTACCGAAAATGTTAGACTACGACACTCTCAGAAAAGCCGACAGCATGCTTATGAGTGCTCTTTACGATTATGCAGAGGCAAGAAAGCGTGTAAACGAGGGATTTTCCGAAGTACGCAACAACCAAGACCTGAGCATTGACGAGAAAAAAGCCGAATACGAGCGCAGAGTCAACGAGGAATTTGACAAGGAGAGCGTTGAGGACTCCGATAACGCGAATGAGTACAGCTATGAAACACTCACAGCGAAGCCCGACATGAAGATAACTTTATTGGACACCGACATTCCGAAAAACGAGGACGGAAAGGTTGACAGAAAAAAAGTTGTCGAGATTGCTTTAAATGCCGTAAGGCAAGCCGGAAACAAGAAAAATACCGATGTCGATTTATTTGTTCATGTAGACGACACCGGAAATGATTTAAAGGTCAACACTGATTCTATAAGGCACGGTCTGTACAGAAAAGCAGAAACAAACGCAACTGCGGCTATTAATATTGCCGAGCTTGCCAAAAACGCTGTACGTGTTAACGAACTTTCTTCACGTTCCGAAAACAGCGACGGCGGATACATATATCTTTCTGCGGGAAAAGACGCGCAAAACAACGGATATATTGTCCGTATAATTACAGACAAAGGCAATACGGAAATCAAAGATGTTGAAACAATATACGCGATTGGCGCAAAAAAAGAAGCAGTCGCGCATAACCGCCAAGGATACGGGGAAAATACTCCCTTCGCCTTTACTGCTTCCAGTATCAGTATATCCGATTTACTTAACATTGTCAAGAACAATTATTCGGATATTCTGTCAAATTCCGTATTGGAGCATTTTGGGATCGAACGCGGCAAGAGCGCTGTTTCAGGTGATGTTGTTTATTCATTTGCGAATCAACCCGCTGTTGACGGGAATAACGTGTCGGAAGTAACACACGCCGAAGAACAGAGTGAGGCACAGAGCGACATACAGAACGAAAGTCGGAGTGAGGCACAGCAGAATACCGGCGTATCCTATCCTTTAGCCAATCTGCCGGCGCACACAATCACAGAGGATACGGACACGAGAACGGGAGAAACTATCTACACCCTGAAATTCAACGAGCATTTGACGCCGGAGCAGTTCAATTCCGCACGTGACGAAATCAAGCAGAACGGCGGTTACTATTCGAGGTTCAAAAAAGGCTTTATTTTCAAGGACGATACGCTTTACAAGGCGTACAATGAGGTGTATAATAAGGGTACAAATACCGCAGACAACGAAACTGCCGACAGCGCAGAGATAGGAGTACAAAGCAATGACACGGGAAGAAATGTTAAAGAAACTGCCGCAGGACTTCTTCAAGGAGTTCCCGGATCTGGTGAACCATCTGACACCGGAGCTGTACGAGGAGTTCGGGAAAGTTCCGGCGACGGTGGAGGCAATGGAGGAGTTTCTGGACACACACAACGACAGACAGGTGAGAGCGTTTTATCTGAACATGACGCCGGAACAGCACGAAGCGTTCATGGACACAGCGAACATGTTATTAAGCAAGTTGCCGCGTTTATAAAAAAGTACGCCGCAAAGAGAAACTACGCCAAGAAAAACTATGCGCCCACCACGGAAATGGGCGCAAGGGAGTTTATAGAACAGGAAACCAAGAACGGATATACCCTTATTGACGAGGGCGGAGCGATAATATCTTATCTCAAGTCCGACGGAAAAAATCTGAGCGACGAAGTTAAAAACTGGGTAAACAGACTCGGTAAGCTCGGTATTACGGTCAATGTATCCGACGGCAAGCTGAAACGCTTTGTTGAGGGATATTGCGCCGAATTTGACGGATTTTTCCACAAAAAGCTTAATGAAATATTCCTCAGCGCCGACATTCTCAAAGAGGATATTGACGCGAAGAACCACGAACTGTTTCATTACATCTTTCATAACTATCCTGAAATTGCCGACCGCTTTGTAAACACCCTTTTCTCGAATTTATCCGACAAGTTTGATCCGCTTATTCAAAGTGAATTGGAATGGATTTTTGACGGATATGCAGACGGGGATATTTACTCGGAAAATAACCTTTTGAAGCTTACGGACGAGATTACCGCTTATTTTATAACGTATCTCAATTTCGGGCACAAAAACTCGAACTTATTTAACTCTATTATTAACGACAGAGCGACGGTCGAGGAAGCTTTCAATCAAATGCTCGACGAGCTTGAAAGAGCAAGAAGCAAGACCGACGGCGACGCGGACTTGTCCCGTACACAGGAAAACATAAGCAAAGGAGAAAACAGCGATGTTCAGCAAGGAGTATTGGGAAGACAAGATTCGGACAATGATTCAGTACGAGAATCCGAGTCTGTACAGAAAGTTGAAAAAGACGGGGACACTGGAAAAGAAAATCGAAACGCTGACGGAATTAGCGGTAACGAAAATGGAGTCGATGTACGAGATACGCAAGAGATCTCATCTTCCGCAGGATCAGAGTCCGGAGGAACTGTCGACGACGGAGTACGAAAATCAGACGTTCGCAATGGAAATGACGGAACAGGACATAATGGAACTGATAATGTCGATGTAAATACGGAATACGACCATTTAATAGAAAAAGCAGACGTTGGTAGCCAAGTGCCGAATGCTGATAACAGCCTACAGCCTACGTCCAAAACGCCCCTTGTCTCATCGTCTGCTTCTGACAGCAGTGTAACACAGAATTCGGATTTTGTAAATGATGAAAAAGAAAACGTTTCGGACAGTGATGAGACTATACTCAAGGCAATGGAAGTTGCGGTTGAATCCGGTTCTCTCTCGACGGCGCTTTTACAGAGAAAACTCCGGCTCGGGTATTCCGAAACTGCTAAAATTATGGACAGGCTTGAAGAACTCGGCGTTATCGGAGCGTATGAGGGTTCAAAGCCGCGCAAAGTTCTTATTTCCTACGACGATTACCTTGCAATGCGGCAAAAACTCAAAGCCGAGAACGGCACAGACAGTACGGACGGAGACATATCATACTCATTTAACGGAAGAGACAACAGCACTGACAAAGAAAACGCAGAGATAACCGAAAGCGATGTTATTACACTGCGCTCAATCGGCAGGAAAAGTGTCAACGATTTTACGGCAGAGGACATAAAAAAAGCCGAGCCTTTTGCCCGGAAGTATTATGCGGAAATGGGTGCAAAGTCCCCGTTTTTAAGAGCATGGTTCGGTGATTGGAGAGCGAGAGACAATACAAAAGTTTCGATAGCAAACGTCAAAGGCAATGAGCGCGGAAAAGTTAAAAACACGGATACCGGTTGGGAAATTCAGGTTTCAAGTAAAGTCTTTAATGAAACGAAGTCGCATACTTTTAATAAAAATGAGACAGCTAAGCCTTATTTGAATTATATAAACGACATTGTTAAGAAAGCCGTGTTGCTTGACAGTTACATTATTCCGGAGGGAAAGACCAAGTCTGTTAACTCTGCTATGATGCACAGCTTATACGCAATAGCCGATATGGGAAACGGCAACGAGCTTATCAAGCTTTATGTGGAAGAACTGAACGATGTAAACAACGACGGTACTATTAAGAGGGCATATCAGTTGCAGAATATAGCAAGACAGCAACTGAATGCAAAGGGTTCAGAAAAAATCCTAGCCCAGTCAACAGCTGCTGTCGAATATACTGTATCACAGTTATTTGATCTTGTCAAGTCATACGACAAAAATTTTAAGCCCGGCAATGCAAGCAAGGTTGTAAATGATGATGGCACGCCGAAGGTTGTATATCACGGAACAAACAGCGATTTTTCGGTTTTTGACATTACAAAATCACGCAGTTATGATGAAACGTCGGATTATGATTTGCCCGGTTTTTATTTCTCGGAGAATTCAGAAGAGGCGGGTTCTTACGGAAACTACGGAGAATACTATCTTGATTTGAAAAATCCTTACAACGGCGACATTTATTCATTGGCAAAGGAAAAGGGCAGTTACAGGAAAGCTTACGACTATCTTGTGTCACAGGGTTACGACGGAATGATTGTTGACGACATGGGCGAAGGTTTTACGGAATACATTGTTTTTCACCCAAATCAAATTAAATCTGTTACCGGAAACAGCGGAACTTTTAACGCTGAGGACAGTGATATTTACTTTTCTTTCAACGGAAGAAACAAAAAAGCCGCCGAGGACGGCGACGAAAAGTATGATTATACAAAGTCTTTTGAACAGCAGGTTGACGATTACAAAAAAGGTCTGATACCGAAACGTGATTCGCTTATTGTCTCCGGTACACCGAAAGTTTTACGCGACATAGGCTTTAACGCGCTTCCGGTCACGATAAACCAACAGCACGTCGATTACGCATTGAACGGAACGAAGGACGCAGACCATTCTCTCGGCGAAAGTATGTTAAAGCAGCTGCCGAAAGCTTTGGAAAGTCCCATTGCGGTTATCAATTCCGACACTGAGCCGAACAGAGTTGTTGCCATACTCGGATTTACGGTAAACGGCAAGAATGTCGTTGCACCGATTCAGATAGACGGGTTTGCTACGCAAAACTATCTATCAATAGACAGCAATGCAATAGCCTCTGTATTCGGTAAAGGAAATGTACTTAAGCAGCTTGTTACGGCGATAAACGGCGAGACGGCAGGTAAAAAGACGCTGTATTATTGGGATAAAAAAAGAGCCTTGGCTCTACTACAGACAGCTAGACTCCAATTGCCTAGGCATCTGCCTCGTGCGGGCTCAAAAGAAGCCTTGTCTCTACTACAGCGCGCCGGACTCCAATTGTCCGGGGGGCTGCCTCGGGAGGGCTCTATACATAGTATACGCGAAAGCGGTACGTCTGTCAACGCGAAATACGAAAACGTTACAAATTCGCAACAATTTAAGCGTTGGTTCGGAGACTGGGAGAACAGTCCGCAGAGAGCGAGCAAGGCTGTTGACAAGAACGGAAAGCCGAAAAAGCTTTATCACGGAACAAACAGCGAAATAAATGCGTTTGACTTATCGAAGTCGGGGACGAACGAGGGCAGCACGCTCGGAAAAGGAATATACTTAACGGACGTTAAGAGTATTGCCGAAAGTTTCGGAAAAAATGTATATGAGCTTTATGCGTCTATCAAGCGTCCGTTTGACTTAGGTCAGCGCGGCACTCTCAGCATGTTCTACAACAAGCTTGACAAGGAATTCGGCATTTCAAAGCTTTACGGCGAGCAATATTCCAAAAACAAGCTCAAAGGCGAAAATTCCTCTGTATTTGACTTTATGAAATCTCTTGCGGACAAGAACGGCGTTGACGTTTCGGACATTTTACAGAGTCTCGGCTTTGACGGAGTTCACGACGGAAATGAATGGGTTGCTTACGGCGAAAATCAGGTCAAGTCAACCGACAACATAGGTCTGTACGGCAAAGATACGGACAATATCTTTTATTCGTTTAACGGCAGAAACAACAGCACTGACGAGGAAAACAAGTATTCATATAATAGGCTTACTGCTCTTGACGATATGAGTGTTACAAGAATAGTGTCGAGTATTCCCAAAAAAGAAGATGGCAAAATTGATCGTGAAGCAATAATATCTTCTGGTTTGAATAATGCTTTTAAAGTGGGAAGAAGGGTTAATTCAGATACAGCTGTTGTCAAAAACAAATACAGCGGTGAAGAAATTGCAATTTCAAAAAGGGGGTTGAAACATAGCCTTGATAGAAGAAGTGCGGTTGCTCTTGCAACTCTAAATATCGGCGAAATAGTTCAAAATGCTCTCAGGGTTAATGAAATGAGTCCAAGGAATGAACATGTGGCGGTTTCTTATCCTATGGTGGGTTATGCCTCAGATGCAAACGGCAACAAATATGCTGTTCTACTCGTGGTAAACAGAAACAATGATAGTTATCCTACTATTGACGGCGTTTCAGTATATGAAACACTATACTCGCACAATGCAAAAAAAACAGAGTCCGGTGTGCATAGCACCCGAAGCTACGACGATAATTCGCCGCTCTTCCCGAACTCTACAATCAGTATAGCAGAATTAATGAATGTTGTCAAGGATCAATTTCCCAATGTGCTTTCAGATGATGTTCTAAGTCATTACGGAACATCAAAAACCGAGTCAAACTATGACGGTATTTTGTATTCCTTTAACGGAAGAAATTCAGGTGAAACGGAGCAAGCCGGGCAGAGCGAGCAAACCGACAAGGGCAAGTACATTCCGAAAGGCGAAAAGCCATTCCGCGACGTGAACATTCCCAAAGAGGACGCATACGGCGGAAAAGTAAGCTACGGCATAAGAACATACGCCGAGGCGGAGAGCACGCCCGACGAAAGAATTGCAACGGTTCTTGACGACGTTAAGCGCGGCAAATATTCTCACAAGGTCATAAGCGACGAGAGCGCGCTTATCAATGCGGAAAACCTAATCAACACAAAAGGCTATGCCGAGGCTATGCAATCTATTCTCGAAAGAGTTGACTACGGCTTTGCGATAGGCAAGGAGGACATGGCGCTTATCGAGCTTTTACTCAACAACACCCAGAACTACATAGACCAGAGAAACGCTCTTTACAACGGCGTTCCGGCTACCGACTTACTTGTTGCCGCCTTTATCAACTCGGCGTCTCTTGCAGGTCAGGCATTACAGGCTGTGAGAGCCTTCAAGACGCTTTCTCCGACTGCGGTACTCTACGGCGTTGAGAGCATGGCAAACGCCGAGAACAGGCACATACTGGCTCAGACAGGGCGCATTGTTGACGAAAAAAACAGGCAGTTATCAGGTCAGCGGAAAGGCATTACGACAAGCGAGGTAAAAGAGGCACGCAAAAAGGCGCGCGAAAACGGGGAGTTTCTATACAGCAAAAAGCAGGAGCTTATTGTCATTGACGAAACGCTCAAAAATAATCTCTTAAAGGCGAGAACCGCGGACGAGGTTGTTGCGGCGCGCGACGCTATCATTGAAAACATTGCAAGTCAGATAGTTACCAAATTCGGCGAAAAGGTACGCGCATGGCGTTACATGGCAATGCTTACCAATCCGAGAACGCACGTCAGAAACACGATAGGCAACACCATGAACATGGGCATGAGAGGCATAAGCAACATTGTATCGGCGTTGGCGGAGCAGGCTGCGCAGAAGGCAGGGCTTATTTCTCAGGCTGACAGAAAGCACGGCATTATAGGTTTTGACGCTGCGAAAAAAGCCGAGTACAGGAAAATATTTGAGTATGCCGGGGACTATTTCGATGCGAACTCTGCGGAGCTTAAAGGAAAGAGCAGATACAATGCGGCAATGTCGGACATTGAACAGGCGAGAAAGATATTTGAGACGGGCTGGCTTGAACGGCTCAGACGTTTCAACTCGGACAAGCTTGAAAAAGAGGACATATTCTTTATGCGCCGTGCATTTGCTTCACAATTTGCTCATGCGGCAGTGGCGAGAGGTTACACACTAAGCGACATATCGAACGGCAGCATAAGCAAGAATGTCATAAAAGACCTTATGCTATACGCTGCGCGCGAGGCTCAGAGAACGACGTTCAGAGAGGCGAATTCCTTTGCAAACGCCCTTAACAAGGTAAGCAACAGCAGCACGGGTGCCGGAATACTCATTGACGCGATAATTCCGTTCAAGAGCACGCCGATGAACATTTTAAGAGAAGGCGTCAGGTACTCGCCTGTAAGCATTGTATCGGGAATAAAGCAGATATTCGAGGACTATTCCATTAAAAACGCAAGCAACGGTGCGATAGAGCACATTGACGGCGTAGGGATAATACAAAAGTTCTCGGAGGGCATGACGGGTACGGCGCTTATGGCGCTGGGCGCTATGCTTTACCAATTCGGAATGCTTACGGCAGGCGACGACGACAAGGACGAGTACAATCTCAGAAAGGCGAAGGGGGAACAATCATATTCGCTGCGTTTCGGAAACGTTTACTTTGACATAAGCTGGGCGGCTCCGGTATGTATGCCTTTACTTGCGGGAGCGCAGGCGGCAAAGATATTTGAAGGATGGGACAGCGACAAAGGACCTCTTGACAAGGCTCTTGCTTTCGGCAACTCTTTACTCGGAATTGCGACGCCTATTCTCGAAACGTCCATGATGCAGGGAGTTTTAGACGTTATAAAATCAATGAGATATTCGGAGGACGGCGAAATGATCGGCGACGCCGTAACCACGGCGATGTCAAGTCTTATTTTACAATACTGTCCGTCGGTTCTTGCGGCTATGGGGCGCGTATTTGACGATGTTGAATACAGGACTGATCTGCCGGACAGCACAAACGGCACGGCGGAATATGAACGCTTCTTACGCAAGGTTGCAAACAAGATACCTTTTGTACGCAGGCTCAATCTTCCGGGCACGGACATTATGGGCAAGTACGAACAAAAGAAGAACATAGGCGATTATGCTTTATCTTTAGCGCAGAACACATTTATACCGGGATATATTTCAACTCTTACCGGGAACGGCGCTGCGGAGCATTTATGCGACGTACTCGAACAATCCGGAGACGCGGAATTTTTACCCAACTACGTTAAGGACTTTACGGTTGACGGTGTAAAGCACAAGATGACGTCACAGGAACTCCACGACTTCAACGTTCAGAGAGGTTTGATTTACGACTCGGTTATACCGGTACTTGAAAAATCCGACTGGTACAGCGGACTTGACGCCGGCATAAAGGCGAAAGTATTACGCGAGTTACGCGACGTATCAAACGAAATTTGCAAATACAAAATAAATGACGGATACAAAATCGGAAAGGCTGCGTATGCAGTCATGAAAAAAGAGGACAATCCCGAATATTTTGCAAAGTATCTCAGATCCATGTCAAAGAGTTTCATAATCAAAGCAAAGAACGGCACTGACGTGGATCAGGCGGACGACGAAGAACTTGCAAGCTGAAAATTAAATATTACCCTCACAGGGCGGTTTACCGGCAAACGGTGAGCCGCTCTTTTTTTATGCCGTTTTTATATATCCGGGCAAGCGAAAAGGGCAATTATTAAAAATATATGCTGATTATATGAACAAAAAGTTGGCGTTAACTGATACCGTAAATATATTAGAATATATTAAACGCAAGGCAAAGCACGGCTACGGCGCACAGTGTCGCAAAGGCGGACAGGGGTGGGTATTTGCTTTGTTTTGCGTTATCAAAGTACGAAAAAGGAGTGTGCGGCTATATGGGGCGCGGTCTTACGGAAAAAAACAGAAAATATGCGCAGTTTTATGTCATTGACGGCTGCACGAGTTCCGAAGCGTACAGGAGAGCTTACCCGGAGGAATCGAAAGGTCTGTCGTCGCTTGACGTATCGCGCAAGGCAAGCATTGTTCACAGCGGAGTTATGGTACAAGCCGAAATAAAGCGTTTACAGGCACAATTCGAGAAAGAGGGCGTTATTACGCGTCAGAGGCTTCTTGAAGATGTTTCGGAGCTTATTTCCAAAGCCAAAAGAAACGCATACGAAGATGTCATGCAGAACGACGGAAGCATAAAGACGATAGTTATTCCGAGAGTTGCGGACATTCTCATTAAAGCCATTGACAGAGCCGCGAAAATGATAGGCGCGGACGAGCCGGAACAGGTAAACGGCAGTATCTCGGTAAGTTTTGAAAGTGATGACTTTGACAAGTACGCGCAATAGCATTTCTTTCGGCAGACCCAATCCGAAGCAGGAGGAATTTCTTACCTCAAAAGAACGATACATTGCCTACGGCGGCGCGAGAGGCGGCGGAAAAAGCTGGGCGCTGCGTTTCAAACTTACGCTGCTTTGCTTAAAACAACCGGGAATACGCTGTTTACTTATACGCAGAACTTATGCGGAGCTTTACGAAAACCACATAAGAGAATTAAAAAAGACTATCCCCGACGTCATTGCGTGCTACAAGAGCACGGACAAGGCATTTGAGTTTTCAAACGGCAGCGTATTAAAGCTCGGCTACTGCGACAGGGACGACGACGTTGACCAATACCAAGGTCAGCAATACGACATTATCGCGCTTGACGAGGCAACGCAGCTTACGGAGTACCAGTTTCAGACTTTAAAGGCGGCTCTTCGCGGCGCCAACAATTTTCCAAAGCATATGTTTCTTACGTGCAATCCCGGCGGAGTCGGACATTCATGGGTAAAGCGCCTATTCATAGACCGCGAATACAAGGTCGAAGAGGACGCGAACGACTACAAGTTTATTTCGGCAACTCTCTACGACAACAAGCACCTATTAAACTCAGATCCCGACTACGAAAAGAACCTTTTAAGTTTGCCGGAGGACATACGCGCGGCGTGGCTATACGGTCGCTGGGACATATTCGACGGGCAATTCTTCAGGGAATTTGACGAAAGCATACACTGTACGGAGCCTTTTGACATACCGAAAGAGTGGTACAGGTACAGGGCGTTTGACTACGGTCTTGACATGCTTGCGTGTCTATGGATTGCGGTTGACACACAGGGTTCTGCATACGTTTACAGAGAGCTGAACATGCCGAATCTCATTGTTTCGGAGGCTGCGGCAAAGATACTTGAAGCGACAGGCAAAGACGAAAAGATTGAAGAAACGTACTGTCCGCCGGATTTATGGTCACGGCAGAGGGACAGCGGAAAAAGCGCGGTTGAAATATTACGCGAAAACGGTCTTGACGTCATACGCGCCTCGAACGACAGGGTTCAGGGGTGGCTTCAGGTAAAAGAATATTTAAAGCCGCAGGCGGGGCGCGACATAATTACGGGAAACGAGTCGGTATATTCACGGCTTTGCATAATGAAGAACTGCAAGGAGCTTATAAGAAACATTCCGTTATTACAATACGATTCAAAAAACGTAAACGACGCGGCAACTCAGCCGCACGACATTACGCACAACACCGACGCTTTAAGGTATTTTTGCATTTCGCGCAGTTTAACGCCGAAAGAGCCGGAAAAGCCTCAGTCAAAGACAGACGAATACAGGCGTTTTGTTTTTTCAAACAGAAGCAGAAAACGCTGGTAAGCGCATTTTAAATTGCGTTCCCGAAAGGAACGGTCATAATCACCTCCTTTTTACCCATACAAGGCGGTACGATTGTTTTTTCGCATTTTTCGATTGTACCGCCGAACCTCTTTACAGGGAATTAGCACAACAGCAGTGCAGCGGACTTTGACTCCGCAGGCATACGGGCGGCACGTATATTCCCTGCCATTACAAAAACACGAAAGGAAAAAAGAAATGAGACAGGTAAAAACCAAACAGGTAAGAAGAATGTGCGCGGTAAAGGGCTGCGGCAACAGGCTGACGTATTTTATTTCACGCACCGGGGACTTTGCAGGTTCTATCAACATTTGTCCGGACTGTATAAGTGCTGCGGCAAAGCTCATTTGCGTGAATGAACCCGGCGTATCGGAAAAGAATGAAAAAGTGCAGAACGCCTCAGAGCCTACGGCGGAAGAAAGCGTCTTGACGGGCGTCGCGGACGGCGTATCGGAAAAAGCTATGCAAAAACAGGCAGAGGCGCCAAAGGCTGCAAAGAAGCGCACCGCAAAGCCCAAAGACGAAAGCGCAGGGGAATAAGCCATGGAATACACGGTCATTATTCTGATATGCGCGGTATTTGCATTTTACATTGCGGTTTCGCACCTTGAGCGCAAAGACCTATACAACAGGCTTATGAGCAAGGACATTTCCGAGTACATGAGAAACACCGAAAAAGCAGAGTCCGAGCCGAGAAAATCCGCGCACAAAGCAGCTATTGACAAATTTCACAGTAAAGGATTATAAGCATGGGCATTTTTTCAAAGCTATTCAACTCACGCGACAAGCCCGAAGAAAAGGTTTCCGGGCATATTACGGAAATTATATCGTCCGACGACAAGGGAAAGCCGGTATACCGCGACGACGTAATTACACACATCAAGTCGGAGCTTGAGCGCAGGCGCGAACAGAGGCGCTCTCTTGAGCTTCAATGGCAGCTCAACATAAACTTTTTAAACGGGAACCAGCATTGCGACATAAATGTGCGTTCTGGCACGGTAGAGCAATACGAAGTACCTTACGAGGGAATGGAAAACGAGGTTTTCAACCAGATAGAGCCTATTTTCAACACGCGCGTTGCAAATCTTAACAAGATAGGTTATTCCATGACGGTTAAGCCGAGGACGAGCGAGCTTGACGACATTGCAAAGGCAAACGTTTCAACCGAGCTTTTAAGATACAAGCAGAGCGTATCGAATTTTACGAAGTTCAAGGTAAACCTTATTCACTGGTCGGAGATAATCGGAACGGCATTTACGCTTTGCTGGTGGGACAACGAAAAGGGCGACAAGGCAGGGCGCACCAAGGTATTAAAGCTTACTACCGAAGGATTGCCGGACGAGAGTTTCAAAGACTTATACGACGGAGATGTTGAATACGGTTTACTTTCAGCCTTTGAAGTATTCCCGGAGGACATCTACAAGCAGGAAGTATCGGATCAGCGTTCCATTATTACGGAACAGGTTTTAAGTGCCGACGACATATACGATCTTTACGGTATTGAGGTCGAGGGCAAAGCTCTTGAAACATACTCTATTTCTCCGGTTGAGGGTGCCGGCGGTTTCGGATACATTGCGACAACGGCGAAAATGACGGTGAGAACCGTTGAAAACTCCGAAAAGGTCATAACCTACTACGAGCGAAAGAACCGGCGTTTTCCTAACGGCAGAATGATTATTCTTATCGGCGACGAATTATTTTACTACGGCGATCTGCCGTATGACGAAATACCGATTATTGCGACAAAGAGCTGCATTGTACCGGGACAATTCTTCGGAAAGAGCTGCATACAGAACCTTATACCGTTACAGAGAGCCTACAACGGCAACATGAACACGGTTCACGACTACATCAAGCGTCTTCCGGTAAGCACGGTCGTTATAGAAGAAGGCACTATAAGGGACATGGACGAGTTTTCCAAGGGTTTATTTGAGCCGGGCGGAATTCTCCCATACGCGCCGGGACGACAAAAGCCCACATTCATGGATCTGCCCGATTTTCCGTCGGACGTTGCAAATCAGATACAGAAGCTAAGGAGCGACATGGAATATGCCGCGGGCGTATCTCAGCTCATGGTCTACGGACAGAACAACGGCGTTACAAGCGGAACGGCGATACAGAACCTTACCGAAATAGACAACACGCGCTTATCGGTCACGGGCGAGAACATTAGAACCGGCATTATCGAAACGGCGAAAATATGGCTGAAAATGTACAAGAAATTTGCAAGCGGATACAGGGCGTTAAAGGTCGTTGGCAGCAACGATTCGGGTGATGTCCTTATCTGGAGCGGAGAGGACATAAACAGTTACGACGTCGAATTCGACACGGAAAACGAGCTGATTTACAGCGAAGAATACCAAAGAAACAACTACATGTCGGCTTACAGCGCAGGAATGTTTACGGATTCAAACGGTATTATTCCGGAAAGTGCAAAAGCCGAGGCGCTTGAGCTTATGAAAGTCAAAGGTTATCACAAGGTCATAAGCATGTACGAATTACAGCTTCAGCGTGCGAACCGCGAAAACAAGCTGCTCAAAGCCGGCATTGCGCCGGTTATAGAGTTTGTTGACAACCACAACTTACACATTGAGGAACACAGCAAGCTCATGTTACAGCTTGAATATCAGGCTCTCAGAAAATCAAACCCGGAAATTTGTGCGGCGTTTGAAAAGCACATACGCGAACACATGGCATTTTTACAGCAGGACGCGCAGAGAGCGCAGGACATTCAGAATTTACAGGGAGGTACGGAACAATGAACGAACAGGAACAGAACAAGGACATAACTCTTGACGATCTTCAGAACATATACACCGAAAAATACGGAGATCCGACATTTGCGGACAACTATCAAAGCGCCGGAGAAGAAGCGCAGCAGGAGCCGCAGCAGGAAAACGGAAATATTGAAAAAAGTCAGCCTACGCAGCAATCTGACGGCGCAGATACACAGGCAGTGCCCGATGCAGAAACCGGTCCGGCACCGCAGAACACCGAAGACATATACGGCAGCTATGCAAACAATGCCGGAATTCTCGAAGAAAACAGCGTATTAAAGCAGCAGATAGAGCAGCTTAAGCAACAGCTTTTACAGGCTGAAAGCGCAAACAGGGAAATATCAAACGCGGCAAATCAGAACTTTGCCGAACAGGTCGCAAGCATTGAAAAGCCCGTATTTGACGGTGACGCATACTCATACGCCTCCGACGAGGACAGGGCGCGCATGATGAGCGACTTTTCCGAAAAGCTTATTGCGTATTCGACAAACAGGGCGCAAGAGGACATCATGAACAAAATTGCGCCGCTTCTGAAACAGTATCAGAAAGAGACTGAGGACGCTGAGTTCAACGACACGCTTTCAAAACTGGGTGCGCTTGACGGCATGGGCGACATATCGCAGTATGCGGACGCGATACGCAAAATCAGTGCGCGCGAAGAATTCAAGGGCATGAATCCATACATGAGAGCGACAAACGCGGCTCTTATTGCAAAGGGTTTAAGGAATGCAAACAAGCCTTACGACATAAGTGCGAGAGTTGAGGAGATCTATTCAGACCCCGAACTTATGAAAGCGCTTGAAACGCGAAGGTTACAGCAGCTTGAAAACAGCAAAGCAAACGTTCCTCCGGTCACTGCGTCAAACGGACTTTCAAGCACGGTTTATCAGCCGCAGGCGCGTGCACAGAGATTAGAGGATCTTATGTAACGTCCCGAAAAGTTTAAATACAAGGAGAAAAAAGAATGAACATTTCAAAAGAAGTAATGCTTTCAAAGCTCAGCGAGTTTGCCATAAATCAGGCGCTCCCGGCTTTTGAAAACCAAATCAGCACAGAGGCGAGCCCTCTTTTTGAGAAAATCAAGAAGCCTACGCTTGTTTCACCCACAATCGAAGTATTCACCGGCGTCGGCTTTAACGGCGGTTTCGGTTTTGGCTACGAGGGCGGCGGTATTCCCGAAAGCGGCGGTCAGAACTACGAGCTGTTCAAGCTCGCGGCAGCAGACATGCTCGGCACCGTAGAAATCACCGACAAGGCACTCCAGCTCGGTCTTAACCGCGACGGCGTAAGAGGTCAGCAGCTTTTGCTCAAGGAAATGACAGGCGTAAAGGACGCGCTCAACTTCAACGTCGGACGCGCGCTTTTCGGCAACGGAAAGGGCATACTCTGCACTGTTACTGCCGGTTCTGCAGACTCCAATGAGGTTGTTGTTTCCGACGTGAAAAACCTGAGAATAGGTTTCAAGATTGACATCTATGCGACCGGCGGCACGACACCCGTTCAGGCTAAGCGCAGAATCACAAGCATTGACAGAAAGAACAAGAAGATTACCGTTGACGGAGCAAAGTTCACCGCTGTTGCCGGTTTTATTACCCTGCAGAACTCTTACGGCAAGGAAATATTCGGCATAGGATCTTTCTTTGACAGCTCTATAACCAGTATTTACGGTGTTTCAAAGTCCGGAAATTCATGGCTTATTCCCGAAACCTACGACGCCGACAACTCCATTACCGACACTTTGCTTTCAAAGGCAGTAAGAGAATCGGCTACATACAAGAGTTCCGACATTGACATGCTGCTTTGCGGCGACACTGCGTTTGACACCTACTACGAATATATGAAGGAATCCAACACGGTAATTTCCGAAAACCGTGTATTCAGCGGCGGTGTTGCGGGTATGGACATACTTGTTGACGGCAGAAAAGTTACCGTCGTTCACGAAAAGCATGTAGGCGACAGCGAAATCATCGGCGTTGACACTACAAAGCTTTATTTCCCCAGAACCCCTGCGGAATTTATCAGCGCAAACGGCGGCAACATCTTCCAGAGAGTTGACAACAGCACCAAGTATCAGGCTGTTCTCGGAAGCTACGGCAACCTTATCTGCACAAACCCCGGCGGTCTGTTCAAGGTTACAAACGTTGCACCTGCGTCATCGGGAATCTGACGACGCTTAATTTATTAAACAATTAACACTATCGGGAGGGCACACACAAATGACTTTAAAGCAGATATACCAAGCCGTATCACGGCAGGCAGAGATGAATGAGGGACGGTTTATCTCACTGTACAAAACGACCGTGGACGAGCTATGCGGACAATATTGCGAAAAGTTTATATGTCCTCCCGGTATTTCTTTGGAAAACGTATCTACAATCAACGGCAATGCGGCAAATTTCCCCGAATACGACGCGTGCATTATCTCAAACATACTTTATCTTAACGCACCCGAAAACACGGTATTCAAGGAAATGAGTCTATCACAGCGCGAATATGCGTACAGGACTGTCTGGAGCAAGAATGTGCCGGAAACGGCAAAGTGCAGGAGGTGGCATTAATGTTTGATTCGGGATACCGTGCGGACGAGCTTATAAAAGACATTGAGAGCGAGTCCAACATGGCGCAGACTGTTTCGGCGGCTGCGTACTGTTCATGGATAAACAACTTAGAGCAGCTTATATACAGCGACATTATACGCGAAGAACGCGAGGTCGAAAAAGAGTTTTCCGAAGAAATACAGTTATGTTCTCTTTATACACAGGCGGATTTTGAGGACATTATACGTCCGGAGGACATTTACAAGGTTTTTATATATGAAAACGGGTTATTCACGGAGCTTGAAAAAACAAAGCCGTCGAGAATATTATCGGGTTTACAGGACTCATATTCATACTATACCGACGCGGGCAGAATAAAGCTATTCCCTGGAAATTCACGTCCGGAAAAGGCAAAGATAATATACTTTGCAAGACCTATACCAAAGACTGTTATGTCCGGCAAGGTCATAGGGAACATTGCTTTACCTATTGAATTTATCGAAATGTTAAAGTGCAGGCTCCGCGGAGAAAAATACAGGCTTATCGGCGACGACGAGCTATGTGCAAAGTGGATAAACGAATACAACAGGTACATCGAGGATTTCAAGCAATACATAAGCGAGAGGAGAGCCGGAATATGACGGACGCTTTTCTCAATTCAACAATGCCTGAGAGCACAAAGTCAAAGTACACGCAGGCAAAATCTATCTGGCACGGATTATGCATGACAGACCGTTCCGGAGAGTACATAACAAAAGGCGTCAACTTCCGCATTACATCTTCCGGCAGCATACGGGCTGCGGAATGTCCGAAAAAAGCGTATTCAAGATTTAAGGGCAGCACTCCGATAACTCTTTACGGGAAAGAGGATTTACTCATATACGTCTATGCCGAGAGAGACGCTACGAAAATTGCATTTACGGACACGCGTCCGGACGGAAGTATTCAGATACTTACGCTGAAAGACACCAACGACGGCACGCCGCGAAGCATTGCCAAATTCAACGTATGGACGGGAAACAGCGACATTATAAACGGGACATACGCGGAAAAGTACATTATTTATCCCGACAAGAAAGTTGCGGTAAAGAATTCCGACGGGCTTTACGAAATATCCGACATTATGTTATACAACGTAATCGAGGTATGCAAGACCGTGACAAAGACCATAAACACGGTATGGAAAACATGGACCGACAACGGCGACGGCAGCTACACACTGACGAAAAAGGACTCTGTAAGTGTCGATTCCGACGTAAAGGAACGAAGGAGCATATATGCCGTTTACGACTGCAACGACGAGAGCGCACTGCCGTCTGAGCGGACAGAGGACGGCGGTACAAGCATTACATATATCAAAAAAGCCGACGGGACGCTTTTACAGACAAAGACGGTCACAACGACGGCATATTCCTACGAATACGAAGCTACCGACTCAGTTCTTCCGGACGCCGACTTTATTACGGTATTCGGCACGCGTGTATTCGGCGTCAGCGGCAGCCGCATTTTTGCGAGTGAGAACGGTTCCTACGCCTCATACAACTTAGACACATCCGAAGATTTTGACGAAAACAACGCATGGTACAGTGCGACGCAGGACGGAGGAGATTTTTATGCGATTACCTCTTACGGCGGTCATGTTACGGCTTTCAAAAGCGACAAGCTATACGAGCTTTACAACACAAAAAATCCGTTCAGGATAAAAGAAATATGCAACATCGGAGCCATAAGCGCCAACAGCGTTGCGTGCGCCGCAAACGTACTGTTCTTTACTTCTCACAACGGTGTATACAGATACACCGGCTCATATCCCAAAGAAATATCCGAAGGCTTTATCGACAGGAGCTTATTTGAAAACGGCAAGTTTCAATTAGGCATATCCGGTTCATGGGACGCAAAGTACTATTTACACGAAATGACGGAAGGCGGAAACGGCGCGCTTGACGATTTCACGCGTCACCCTACGTTCTGCTACGACGAATCGGTCGGAGTATGGAGCGTTCTTGAAATATCGGAGCGCGACGAAATATTTTTATTTGCCTCAAACAAAAGCGGAATATATGCCGTTTCTTCCGAAGGCGAAATTTACAGGCTGAACACGGGCGAATACGGGGCTGCAAAGTGGAAATTCGAGACGCCGATATACACGGGCGGCACGGCTGACGTCAAGGAGCTTATAAAAATACAGGCTGTTATACGTTTTCATTCCGCAGGCAGCATTCGCATAAGTGCGAAATACGACAACGGGGAGTACCGGGTTTTAGGAGAGCTTTCAAAAGATGATACCGGAATATATCCTTTATACTGTCCCGTTTACAAATCCGAGCACATTGCGCGTTCATTTCTTTTTGAATGTGAGGGCGACGTTGAAATAGTTGATTTTGAACAGATTTTCAAAGCCGGAGGAAAGAGAAATGCATGACGGCGAGGTAAAACGTTTACTCGAAGAATACAACGACGAGTTTATAAAGTTCCGCAGAAATGTCGAGGACGTTCTTGAAAACCTTGAATTTGACAATTTCTCGCCGTCATTACGCAAATACATAGCCGACGGAATAAAGTCAGCCGCAGGGTTTGAGGCTGAGGCAGGTATCAACGGCGCTACGGCGAGAATGTTTGCACAATACGAGGACAGTTTTACAAAATCCATTGCCGAGGTCAAGGCGAAGGCCGATGCAACGGGTGCGTTTTTATCGCTTATGGCGTCAACGGGCGGCGGAACGATAGAGTATTACGAAGAGGACGGAGAGTTTTACTACACAGACGCTTTTGGAAGTGATCCTATTCCGGTTTCGGACGCGGACATTGCAGGTATTTTTATTAGTGCGATAAACGCCGAGCAGAGTACGGAAACGCAGATATATTTAAAAGCGAACATTATCAAGTTTGGCGAGAACTGTTCTGTTGACGACGACGGAAATCTTCGTGTAAAGCGTATATGGAACAACAACGGCACGCAATATTATGCGGCAGTCGGCAGCATAAAAACCGGCAGCTGGGGAGATTTCGGAGTTTACTACACGGGTTCTGACGGCAGCAACCACTATGCATGGCGGATTTATCAGGACAGCGACAGAATGCTTTTTGAGATTGAGAACCGCGAAATTTTCGGCTACAACAAGATTCAGGACAAGACTTATCCGAAAGGCGTATGGGACTTTTCCTCCTGCACGGAGGTCAGAGGGCTTGGCGTTGTACCGGTATTTGCCGGTGAGTAAAGGAGGCAAATTTACATGGCTGCCGTATTGATAATTTCAGAAATAACATCAACGAGCATAACGGCGACTCTTTCGGGACTTGACGAAAGCTACACGGGAAGTATACGTCAAGCCGAATGGTCTTGCAGCAGCGGAGAGACTTTTTCTCACACCATTCCTGAAGGCATGTCCTCCATTTCGCACAAGTTTGAAGGTCTTTCACCCGGAACGAGATACACCGTTACCGTAAAAATAACAGGTATAACGGGTTCGGCTGACAAGGAATGGAGCAAGACTGCGGTCACGCCGTCATTTACTGTTTTTGAGCACTACGGAGGAATAAAATACCGTGTAAAATTCACGGGACTTCGCGCCGACGACGGGGACACGGTATACTGCACGCTTGATTACAAGGGAAAGAACACAGGAAAATCCGGCTACATTTCTATTTCAAGCGTTTCCGACGCGCCGAAAACGGTTATAGAAAAAGAGGGCGTTATATATCCCTTGCCGAACGACGACTACACGCTCTCTCTTATGCTCATAAACGGCAATGATTCCGAGACATACCGCGAATACGAGGACAAGGCATATGTTACGGTCAATTCTCCGGCGTGCAATTTGAAATACCGATTTATCAAAAAGGATTTTTCCGGTGTTATGACGAACGGCGGCACATATTATTACACCTGCGAAAGCTATCCTGTTATAAAAGCGTCGGACTTCACGGCTTTTCAGAACGACATCAATGCCATACGCGCGTCTGCCGGAAGTGCAAAGTATTCATTCACTGCGGTAAAGCCCGGAGACGCTTTTAGAAAAGACATATTCAACGAGCTTTATTTTGCCATTTACGGTATTGCAGCCGGGTTTACGGACATTCCCGAAGAATTCAGGGAATACAAAGCCCGACAGACGATTTCTGCGGCATATCTCAAATCATTATCAAGCGTATTACAGGGTGCGAAGGACTACTACTATTCACAGAAAAACACATGACACGGAGGCAAAAGGGCATTATGAAGAACATATCGGTATCAAACGAGTTTAACGGGTTTAAGCGGCTTGAGGTGAGGAGCGACGAGTACATGATACACGAGGACTACTTATTTCTTGCACGCGACTGCGAGGCTGCCGCACGCGAATATTACATTATAGAGCACACAAAAGACGAGAACCAAAAGCAAAGTGCGCTATCGCGTCTGGAAGTCATAAATGCCGGCATAGAGCGCAGATTTGAACTTATAAAAGGTTACAGGAAGGAAAAGCAAAATGATTAAAGTTATTGGAAAGCGTTTACTCATTCCGCCGTCGGACAGGTACATAGCCCTTGAGGGCGACAATCTTTCAAAGAAAGTATATTTCTGTTTTGACGAAAAGACTCTTTCTGCTGCTTTCGGAGATTATGTGAATGACACATCGGAAGTCGGCGTTTCGCTCAAAATCATGAAACCCGGCAGCGACAGCACGATTACCGCCGTACTTACAAGAGTGCCGGAATGCGATGTACTCTGCGGCAAAGTATGGGCATGGACTGTAAAAAGAACCGTTACGGACATATCCGGCGAAATGCAGATACAGCTATACATATGCTACACAGACGACGAAAACGGCACCAACGTAATTTGGAACAGCGACATCGGCAGTGTGTTTATCGGCGATTCGCTTGACTTTAACGAGAAATACGACGACAAAGAGGCTCAGATAGGTGAATTTGAAAGCATTGTCGAAGAAGCGTCGCAGCTTATCACAAAGAAGGTCAAAGAAGAACTGATCAAGACAGGCGCTGACATTGACGAATTCAATTCACACTTAAAGAACGTTTCAAATCCGCACGGCGTGACCGCGAAGCAAATCGGGCTCGGCAATGTTGACAACACTTCCGACAAGGACAAGCCTATAAGCGACGCCGCGAAAGCAGCACTTGACAAAAAGGCAAACTTTGACGATATGCAGACTGCTATGAAAACTCTCGGCAAAACAATAAGCTCTCATATCGATTCAAACGACAATCCTCACAAAGTCACTGCGCAACAGATCGGACTCGGCAAAGTGAACAATACGGCGGACAAAGACAAACCTGTGAGCGACGCGGTAAAATCCGAGCTTGAAAAGAAGTCGGATATTTCGCACACCCACGCCCTTGCCGGCACAACGAAAGAGGACATAGACCTTACGGCGTGTACGACGGTTGACGGAGAACACGGCAATTACACGATAAATCCAAAGAGTCTTTACGGCGGCAGTGCGTTGTTTGTCCTTGACTTAGACAGTTCAAAGACATATGAGTTCGGCGGTGTTCTTGAATCGCCCGGATATATTGAGGTTAATGGAGAGAAAATAACAGAATTTTCTCCGTACGGCGGATATAATTCTCTCGACTTTAATTGTTCAGGCAAGATCAGTTCAATGCGGATATATCTTTCGGCGGGCGACTGTACTTTCGACTATTTCAATGCCCTTGTGCCGAACGACGGCTTTATGACATCTTCGGACAAGGCGAAACTTGACTTACTCCCCGACGAATCGGGCAACGAATTTTACGCAGACGACGAATTTGCGGTAGGCGAGGGCAACAAACTCGGCACACGCGGCTTTGAAATAATCTCATACAGCGGAACTCAGGGCGAGAGCGGTACATACATGGTCAGAGGCACTGAGAGCGACTACAACGCTTTAAAAGCTGTTTTCGACACGGGCGAAGAATTGTATATAACCATTCTCAACAAAGAAAACAAAGATTCATGGTGCAAGATTACGGCTGTATCGTTTGTCAGCGGCAACATCGTTATCACGGTTGACGATATATACACGAATTCAACTTCCGTTTCTTACGACGCGTCGGCAACATACAGCAAGACAGGAATCGTGCCATCCTACCCTGAACTCGGCTGGACTATACAGCAAAGAGAAGCAGGGAACGTTGACTGGCAGGAACAGGCTTGTTTCTTTATCTGCGGACATCCCGAACTCGGCACGTTTTCATGGTTCAGCTCACAGTCGGCTTTCGGAGACGGGAACATATTGCAAGGTAAAACGTCGGCTGCTGTCGGTTTGAACAACAGAATTTACGGAAAATATGGGTTCGCGGCGGGAAAGAACAATAAAGTCGGTTATAACGATTACGCTTTCGGACAAGATATTGATTTTTCAAAGGTTAAAGGGGCATTCGGAGCCGGAACACGTTTGTATGCAGACAGAAGTTCAAACTTTCCTGTTATGCTTGGTCGTAACCTCCGTGCCGTAAATGCCGACAAATATATACCGGTACAATTCATCACAGGATTTTTCAACAAAAACAAACCAAAAAATGTATTTGAAGTCGGTGCAGGTCACAGTGAATCACTGAGGAAAAACGCTTTTGAAGTTGACAGAGACGGGCAAGTTTTTGCCGACGAGAAGTTCTTACCGTTACAGTGCATTACACAGCAAAACACAACGTTCTCCGAAACAGAACGAGCACAAAAGATAACCAACGTTTCGTCACAGGTAACTTTCAGAAGTCCGTCGGGTCTTGGAATAAGAGACGAAAAGACATCTGCCGCATATGGTCCCTATGTATACGTACACGCTCAAAAAGCAGGTCTTACAGTAGGCAAATGGTATGTAATGGCGGTTGGAATTACAAATTATTCCGATAACTGGAAAGTTTTGGTGCAAGGATATGCAAAGGTTGACGGCGAGACTGAAAAAGGGTACAGATTTACGTCGGATGAGATAAGTGTATCAAAAGGAGAACGTTATATATTATGTCCCATATACGTAGAACGCCTTGATTCGTCTTACGGTTTTTGGTGTGAACCGAACATACGCGATATTACTATCAACTCCGTAGAGCTATATGAAGCAAAAGACATCGGTATTTCGTACAAGCTGACAGACCATTTCCCTGACAGTATTATTAGCAATGAGAGTCATGTTGAGATGATGAACAGTGCAATCGGAAGTAAAGTAATAATAAGGCAAAGCATTGTTTCGGAACTTCCGAAGTGCTATACGGTATGCGACGCAAATATCAAGTCTGTATTTACAGCTCCTTTAAGCAGTAATACGACATCTGCGGCATACGGTCTGTACACGGGAAACGGCTATCTTGACGGGCTGAAAGCCGAAATAACCGAGAAAACCTCGGCAATTGAGTTTGCGGCACATACAGCGTCAAAAAACAATCCTCACGGCGTAACCAAAGCGCAGATAGGTCTTTCAAACGTCAACAACACATCCGACCTGAATAAACCTGTGAGCAATGCGGTTAAGGCGGAACTTGCCAAGAAAGCGGATGTTACGCATACTCACACAGAGGCACAGGACACCGGCGTTGTAGTTGACCTCACGGCATACGGAGCTGTTTTACAGACATCGGGAAGTGCAAAGGATTATTACAGGTTTGAGCCTACGGCAAGTTTCGGAGACGAAGCAACACCGACACCCGAATACAACTACACGGTATTTACAGAATCCGATCTTCCGTTATCGGCAAAGATAGAGCTTATCGGTTCGGACTACGACGGAAAAGACTGCATTGTTGTAAACGGTGCAGAGTACAAGTACGATCCGGTAACACAGACAGAGCCGTTTGTACTGTACGAGACAATAACCGAACCTATCAAAATCAAAGTAAGCGGCATGTATGTATCCTTAAAAATTACAAAGTACACGGGACAAAGCGGTTTTATTTCGGCTATGGAAAAAGCTGAGATTGCAGAGACGGCGGCAAAGGCTGAGGCTCTTGAAAAATCAAAAGCAAATATCTGTAACAACTTCGGCGGTTTCTATGCAGGACAAGATGCATTAAGTCTTGCAGGTGTTGCAATAGGTCAAAACGCAGCTACTAAGAATGGCATTGCAATCGGCAAGGACGCAAATTCGGAGCACTGCCGCGACGCTGTTCAGATTGGTGCAGGAGAAAACAAAGAAAACGGCACCGTAAAATTCTACGACCACAAGCTTATGAACGCTGACGGCAGCATACCGGCGGAAAGGTATGCGCATGAACACGCACTTGCCGGACTTGTTGAGACCGACGTTGACCTTACAACTTGCACCGTAACGGACGGCAATGGTTCTGTCACAAGCAAGCAGCTTTCCGGAAGTGCGGACACATTCACAATCACGCTTGAAAAAGGCACAGAATACAAATTCAAAGGTAAACTCGAATGTGCAGGTCTCAGCATTACCGTAAACGGCGAAATATTAGCAACAACCGGTGACGACGTATCAAGCACAAGCACGTTTGAATACAGCGGTACTGTCGATTCAATGACAGTATATATTCCCGGAGGGTATTGCACTTTTGACAATTTTATTGCCGTTAAGCGTGTAAACGGTTTCATGACATCTGCCGACAAAGCAAAGCTTGACGGACTTCCGGACGACGCGTATTCAAAATCCGAAACCGACGCAAAAATAGACCTGCTCTCGCTCAAAGCCGAGAAGAGTGGCGAAACTATACGAATATCCGACGCGTGCGAGCTTGAACAGACGGCAGACGTGAGCATTGCGAGCAAGAACCTGATTCCGTATCCGTATACCGATACCACAAAAACAGTAAACGGCGT